TACCGGTACGCTCTAAGTGCATAGGACATAGCCCAAGCAATTCATTATTTCGCTGAGATACTTCAATGCCTAGCCTAAGTAATGCACCTTCTACATCGCCCTCACGATACATATTTACCTACATTTCGTACAGTAGTTTGCGGTCCTTACTTCATTAAACCCAGTGCGGTACATACGACCACAATGAATACAGCGAACTTCTACCCCGTATTCTTTATCAGAAGTCTTTTGAGCAAATGGAGAAAACTCCGTTAGCCAAACCCATGCAGTAAAGATTCCAAGTAGGAAACAAATCCCACCAAATATTGCGTAACCCATTAGTTATCCAATCCGATATTTACTCCTGGCATTGGGGCAGTAGCCAATGTTCCGCACTCAATGCATTCCATAGTTTCAAAGTAGGCTGCGATTGCACCTTCCTCATCCCAGCTAACTTTAAGGTTCCAAACATAGCAGCCACATGGGCACACCATGGTTGGGAAATCTCCCCGCACATCCATAGCGGCTGTGTAGTCTGGCTTTACATCATTGATGTCTTTAATTTTCTCATCTTCTTTCTCTCGTGTTTAGTAGTACCGCCCCACACACCATCTAGGTCTGGAACGTTCATCGCATATGCAAGACATTTCTTGCTTAGCCAGCAATCTTTGCAGATTGCTTTAGCTTTAGCGACTGTCTTAAGGTACTCATCACGCATCTCGTTACTATACTCAGGAAAGAAGACATCGGGATCAGACTCTAAGCAAAGCTGTGTTCCGTTAAAAGGATTGGATTGGGATACCAAAAGATCCAGAGCCATACTCTTCAAACTTTCCCTCCTCCCAATCCCATAGAAGATCGCTTGTAGCTGGACCGCAGTTACGGCTAGCTACGACACGAAGTTCACGGCTACTGTCATCCTCTTCATCTTGCTTTTGTAGGCCCAAGATAACATCTGAGTCCTGAAAGAATGAAGACGAGTAACCAATAGCATCGGCACTTACTTGACGCTTCTTCATCTTCCAAAGCAACACCTGAGTAGTGATGACAATAGGGAGGTTGGCATGTTGAGCAAGACGTTTTAAGTTACGGGTAATGCTAGTGAGGGCTTGTGGAGTATTTGACTCACCACTAGCCTCATCCACCATAAGATATACACCGTCTACAAATACAATGTCTGGGCGAATCTTTTCAATCTTTGCTGCAAGACCGGTGACAGTCATGGCTGAAGTAGAATCAGTAAGATAGAACTTGTGCATCTCTTCCATCTTCTGAAGAGTCTCACGATATCTAGCTTCCTCATCAGCACGCAGCTTTCCACGTACTAAACGAGAATGGGCAATGTGAGCACGCATAGCATCGTGACGATGTTGTTGCTCGATGTTACTCATCTCAAATGATTGGAACATAGGAACGTAGCCATCATTATGAACATTCACAGCCATCTGCATAGCAAGCACAGACTTACCGGTCTTAGGTGGAGCAATGATGGTGATCAATTGTTGTGGCTGGATTCCTGCGGTAGCCTCATCAATAGTCTTGAAGCCGGTGCTGTACCCAAGCAAACCGTTAGGTCGGGTCTTAACTGAAAGATACTCATCGAAACGCTTAGTAGCTTCACGTGTAAGATCTACATCTGAAGTGATGCCTACACCCTCATCATAAATAGATGCTACGCCTTGAGACATAAGCTCAATAGCACGATCATGCTGACCTTCAGCAATAGACTCGGCAGCAGTCTGAACTACTTCAATGGCCTTTTGCCTGCGACGATATTCAACAAGCTGATCAACCAGATACTCTAGAGAATCCTCTACAGCCAACAACCTATAGGTAGGGAAGTTATCTTTAACCGTTACAGCTGTGGGAACTTCCTGATACTTAGTCCAGTGCTGACGTATGAACTTCCACACAGATCGGTTCTCATCTAAAAAAAACCAGCTATCTTCTACGCCTGCTTCTAAAGCTGGAGTGATTTCCCTAGTACGAACTACACGTGATATTAATCTTTCTTCGTTATCTGCTGCCATATGTTATCCCTGTTCCAAGTACCAATGCCCATAGCGTAGTCCACGCTCGGGTATATCAATCACGTTTTTTAACTCCGGCCTATAAGGAAGCTCCGCTACTAGATCAGCAACAACGTTATAGGATTTTGCATAGTTAAAAGGATTAGTGCCCAGGTTATCTAGGTCCTCTAATACCTCATCCATTTCTTTTTGTGTATAGCCAAACCCAACAAGCTCCATGACGTAGTAATTCTTTTCAGCAAAGCGCCAGAAGTACGCAAGAGCTTGTCGGTTGTAAGTTATTTCTTCATCAGGTATAGAGATGCCCAAAACCTTTTTAAGGACAGGGCGCCTATCAATAATGCAGTCAAGAGTAACTGCGACACGTAGTGGTACTTCATTTGAAAGATCGCCCCCCTTCAAAGTTAGAGTACCTCGATCTTACCGTACTTCAAAAGGAAGTCTCTAAAGATTTCTGGGCTTAGAGAAGCTAGAGCAGTCTCAGCGGAGGTTGCACGGTTAGATACTTCAACCGGATAGATTCCGCCGTTGTTGTTCATCTTCTCTCCCACATACCTTGTGTGCTTGCAACCACTACGGGTTACAAAACCCGCACAGTTACACCGCAACTTCTTATTATCCAGATTTACGTAGACTTCGTGTACGCCCGTGTCTGAAAGAAACAGCTGAGTTATTTGCCAAGCATCCATAGTTATATCTTTCATTTGCGTCGTCTGTCTCCTCCGGGTGCTATTATGTCAAGAGGAATAAAAGCTTCGTATGCGAAACTGCCCATAGGTTTACCGTAAATGACACCCCAACTTTTCATAGGAACGTTTGTAGTTACAATCGTTGGTAACCCCGCATTGAACCTAGAACGCAATAATGCATCAAACTGATTCTCTGACCAGCCTGATGAAGTTTTATATTCCTTACCCAAGTCATCTAAAATAAAAACAGGTACGTTATCAAGTATAGACTTGTCCCCGTATATGCTGTCAAGTTCTAGCTGGGTATCTTCGGAGAAGTCATTAAACTGAGACTGCTGCTTCCTGAGAAGCTTTGGGTAGTCTATGAAAGACCCGACCATCCTAGGAAGCCTTTCTTCCAAACCCAGTACTTCAGGGGACATACCCCTAATAAGGGCTTGAAGGGCTGTAGAGGCCAGTGTGGTCTTCCCGTGACCTGGTTCCCCCACTAGCATTACACCAACCCCGCATAGGGGGCTTCTAGGGCTTTTAATGACCCTTCCAGCCAGGACGTCTGCCACCCAGCGTTCCATAGACTTTCGGTAGGGGGTTGCCTCTAGGTCAGAGAACTCTAGTCCGAGAGTCTTGAATGGGAGACCAGCACGGAGGATTTGCCTACGGATCGTTGGTGACTCTTTATCAAGTTCGAACAATTATTCTCCTCCAAGCAACTTAAGCATCTTTTCCTGATGGGCCTTGAAGTCATCGTCTGCATAAACGACTTCCTCTGCCTTAACGATTCCCTGCACTCCTTGGTAGTAACCTATGAAGCGTTGCCACAAAGTCTTACCAACTCCAACATCATGTAGGTTACGTGGATCCTCAAAGAACATTCGGATAGCTTTAAGAACTTCATAACGAGTAGTTCCCTCACCAACTTGCTTGTTGATCCAGGCCGAGAGGTATTTGCCGTTTACTTGGCCAGTCATGTTTGAGGCGTGCTTATCTGAGAGGTCGTAGAACTCTGCTAGTAGATCTGGTGTAGACCAGAGCTCCTCAGGGGTATTGATCCTGTCACGGCTACTACGCTGAGCCTTTACTGGCTTTTTGTACTTGGCGTTTAGCCGAGCCTGACGGTCGTCAATCTTTCCTACAGCACCAACCGCTTCGTCTTCTTCTTCCTTCCACACCATCTTCTCCTCCTTAAGGGGCTCTGCCCCCATAGATAATAATCCGTTAGGATTATTATCTATGTTAGTACTAGTAGATAAATCACTAGTAGTTGCATAGCTATACAGGTGCCCTGAAAACCCGTTGTCGGGAGAAATCAGCTTTAAAGCCGAATCTGTGAACTTTAGCTTAGAGATCCAGTGATTGTTATTACGGGTTCGGACCGTACGGATATAGTTATAATCCTTGAGTTCATTTATGGCAGCCTGAATAGCGTCCCGACCTTCCAGGACTTCTTTACTGGCTACAAGTTCGTCAGCAGAAATAACCCTACCCTTTTCCGCAAACAAAAAGAAAAGTGCTCGGGCTCGTAAAGACAGGTTTTTATTGACAATAGGTTTTAGCATGTAACCCTCCTAATTACTATACTAGCGCCTATCCACCCTGTTTGGCAAACCACGAGAAAAACGCAGCGTGGTTCCAGCGAAAAGCTGTTCAACTAGAACGGATAAGGTGAGACCGCCAAAAGTAGATGCCAAGGTATAGACGGTCATATAAGACAGCTTGGTATCTAGGTTGTAGCAAAATAGGCCACTTAATATTAAACCCGTTAATCCTCGCCATTTTCCCATAGGTCTAACAAGACCTTCAAATGCGGTGATGATGCAGGCAGCAGCCATGCTTGAGATTAGTATGATAGCCATACAATCTAGTCTACTCTCTAAAAACTACCCTGTCAATTTGGAAGGCTTGATCAGCAACGTACGTAGTTGGGTTAAAGGTTACAGAGATGGTTGCATACGCTGCACCTGTAATTGTGCTAACAGGGAACGTGTTGCTAAAATAAGCCCAGCGATTAAGCTGGCTAATCGTTGCAGTGTATTGGCGTCCTGTAGTGCTAACTGTATTGGCGGAGCCATTAGCAGAATATGCGTTTGTAGTTAGTAGCCCAGATACTGCATCTGTATAAATAACGATTGGGTTATTGTTGGCGTCATACCAGTCTACCTCTAATGTATAAGAGCCAAGAGAATCGGAGTTTACAGGACGAATAGCTACAGAGCAGTAATAACCGCCCGTAGGTTGTAGGTAAATCTTTCCTGTCTTTATACCAAATGACTTGCTTCCAGAAGAGCCGGCAGTAGTCACTACGCCATAAGCTTGTCCATGAGTTACTGGATCATTAAGCAGTGTTCCTCCTGCTACTTGTCTTGTAACTGTAGAGTTAACCGCTGCCCATGTTCCACTACTCTGTTCAAACGAAGATGCTGGAAATAAAGAGTTAGGTACATCAAGGAATGGGTTTGTAGGGCTTCCCATAGTTAAATGGTAGCTAGCACCTACCGGAAGGAAGTTTGCGATAGTTCCCTTCAGACGAGATTGCTTAACAACACTGTTGCTAAAGTAAGAACTTTTTCCTGCATAGGGACTTTGAATCTTAGCTGCATAAATATTTTTAGCTGAGTTCAAAGGGTTGGCAATAACTGTTGTAGTTGTTAATGCTGGGTCTACAAAGCCATTCACTACTCTTCCATAGCCTGCTTGAACTGCATCCACGTAGAATACCGTAGAACTGGATCCAGAAGTATTGGTTACTGAAAGTGTTATTGGTACTGTTGTCTGTCCAGGAGTTAATAATATGGTAGACGCTATACGTGTCCAGTTAGACGCTTCAGTTGACGGAATAGTGTAGGAAGTTCCATTGAGTGTATACGCAGCTACTGCGCCATTAACAAGAGCTGATACGTGGAAGTCTTCTCCGCCAGTAGCCGCATATGGAAGATAGGCAGTTGTGGTTAAAGTGCCTGTAGTAGTATATGTTACCTTTGCAAAGTGAGTTCCATAGGCAGGGGTGTATGCCCCATCAGCAGTTACTACCGCAAGGGTTCCTGCTGTAGCAGTCCAGTCTGTAGTACTTAATTCAAAAGAAGGATTATGAAGATAGTTAAAGATTGTCTTTGTTTCCCAGTAACAATCTGCTGGATCGTAATAATACTGAGTAAGAGGGTTGCTGGGGAATATTCCGCCCGAACCACCAAAGTATGAGGATGCAGTAAATGACTCTTCAGCCATCACTCCATCAATCCAATATGTATCTCCAGCTTGGTTATTTGAAAAATAGATAGATAGTTTTGCAACAGGGTTTCCTACATCTGTTCCATAAGGAGATGTAATCGCAGTAACACTTATCTGTGTAGGTGTTGTAGTAAGGGTGTATGCGGAAGATTCAGCGTAGTACTGTGTTGTAGGATAGTAGAAGCCATTAGCATCTTGAAGAACATCTGTTTGAAGTTCAGCACTTGATTGGTTTGTAAACTCAATTCTTAAAATAGCTGTTCTAGCAGCAGATCCAGACACATACGCACTAAAGGTCATTGTTTGACCTGAGTCTACAGCAAACCAATCAGAGACATACGCTGCTTGTCCTGAGGCCGTAGACGTTAGCTTAAGTGCCCTAGAACCGTGTACGACTGCGCCTGCATTATGGCTATCAGCAAGTAGTGTGCCATTAATAGCAGACCATTCATATGTTCCTAATTCAAAATCAGGGTTTGTAATGTAGTTTTGTTTTTGTCCAGTAAGTACAATATTAGTCTTTCTAGCGTCTTCATATTCAAAGCTAAGATCATATTGTGAAAACATAAAGAAGTCAAACGCATACCTGCTAGATAACGCTGAAGAAGGAGTTATTGTCATAGATACTGTTGCGTACACTGCGCTAAGCGGTGCAAGCTGACCATTGCGACCAGAATCAGATTTAGAAGTAAACTCGCTCCAAGAAGCTGTTGTGGTGTATGTAGAGCCTGCACCGGTGGTGCTAATTAAATTACCATACATGTCATACCAACTGATGGTTGCTGTAATAGTTGCAGAGTGATCTAGGTGGTATACCCAACCACTAAAGACATATCTAGTATTTCCTACTACAGGGACTCCATAAGTAATGGGGCTTAAAACTGAACCAGGAAGTGCCATAGTTACTGGTGTAGTTGCCGTTGTAGTAAGTTCTGCAAAGCCTACTACTCTTGGAGAGTACAATGGATCATAAAGAACTTGACTGGCTTGTGGAGGGGTCAACCCAGAACCTGAGTATGCCACCCTAGCAAGGGTTCCACTAGACACTGTCCAGCGTCCTGTAGACTCTTCAAAAGAAGAATCGTTATAGTCTAAAAATAGATTGTGTCCTGAAACATACGAGTTTTGCCAGTGCGCTAAAGCATTGGTGTAGACTGATACTCCTTTAGAGCTACCCTTATATTTATTAATAAGAAATCCTGCAGAAGCCAAAGATTTATTATATGAATCTCCTAAAGCATCCTCATAGGTAACTCCAAAGCTAGGGCCTTTAAAGTCTAATAGGGCACTTGGAGTATACTTAGGGTCGTTGCTTAAAGCAAGTAAGTTGGCTTCTACCCTAAATTTATCATAGGTAAAAGTAAGGGCATCTAGAATGCTAACAAGAGTATTACTTGGGCTGTTTTCACCTACAGCATCTCCTACTGTATTGACTTGGTTTAGCCAAGCTTTTGGTATCCAAGAAGATATTTGCACTAGGGAATCTTTATCGCTTACTACAAAAGCATATGACTCTCCACAATTAATCCACTTAGATCCATTAAATACCCATAAAGAATATGAAAGTTCTACGTCAGAGATTAAATAGTTTACATCTGTATAGTTTGTACTAAATGTGCTTATAGGGCCCCCATCAATAACCGTTCCGTTTAAAGGATTGTCGGTACTTCCGGTATAGCTTTTTACTAAAGCCCAATGAGTTGGTACGGGGTCATTAGGGTTGGGCGTAATAGGGTTCCAGGTAAGCTGCACAGTTGCATAGTCATAGGACCAAGCAGTTAGTCCTGATT